GCTGATCTGAAATTCTTCATGTTCAGACTGGCTAGGCTATACGCTTAAAAGAAAGATTACCAACCAGGAAAATCCGCTGACCCTCTACTTCTACCATAGAGGACGTAAGTAGCTGAAAAGCGAAAATGGATTAGAAATTTTCATTCTAATCCATTTTCGCTTTTGGAGGTTCCTGGCGGATTTTGTTAAAGCTTGAGCCTCAATTTATATAACATTGCTTTGTTCTACTTTTGTTCGATTGAGATACTTTATTGGCTTTCTATTTAACCAAATTGTCATCCTCTTTTTGAGAAAGAAGAATCTGAATAGTTCTTTCTTTCTCTTCTAAAATTTTTTTTAGATATATATTTTCCTGGTATAAACTCATGGTTTCATTTTCATCTTGCACAGTTTCTTCCTTTTGGGGAGTATCCCACTTTACATCCCTATCAAAAAAGTAATCAATCGGAAGTTGAAAAAAGTCAGCTATTTTTTCTAGATTGCCCGCTCGGACATTGCTTCCTTTAATTATACTATCTAATCCTACAGGAGTTATATCAAGGTAATCATATAAATCCTTTTTCTTTTTTCTCCTTTCAATTAGTAAATCAGTGATTCTTTGACCTTTAAACATATTGTTATTTATATTGATTCTAAATATATAATATACATATTAAATAATTTAATATATTCTTTGTATTATGCAATAAATACCTTAAGTTTGCGATATAAATTTAAAACTAAAAATTAGATTGACAATGGAAAAAGAAGGAAAAATAAAAAAAATGGGGCCTAGGGACCAATTTGGTTTATTATCCAAGGATGACAAAGTTAAGTTTCGCGATGAATATCTTCTGATGACAGGTATGCCTTATCCAACCTTTTATCAGAAATTGCAAAATGATGGTTTTCGCCCATTAGAATTGCGGGCTTTTAATGACATGATTCAATGTTACATTTCAAATCATAATAACTAAAGCATTACAGATAATATCCCAAATCCCTTCTGTCAAACATAGAAGGGATTATATAAATCATTTCCGGCAGTCGAAGCCCTTGGAAGGAATTTTCTTTACGGACTTTATGCAGGATATTGTTGAAAGGAGATTACGGCGAAAGTCGGAGCACTATCCAGCTGTTTATGATGCGATAATAGGTCATATCAACAGATTTTCTCAATTATATGATTGTGACATATACACTAATTCTGTCACAGAAGAGTTCCTTGACGATTTTATCATTTATCTCCAAAATGAGGGTCTAAGACATAATACTATTGTAGGGTATGTACAAAAAATACAATCTATGGTTCGTAAAGCCTCACAATATAATTATGCAGTGGATACCACATACGATGAAATAAATATGCATGAAGAGGAATCACATGCTGTTTTTTTAAGTATGAATGAGATTGCTCGTATATACTATTATAAATTTATCCATCAGGATAAACGTAGGGCGCGTGAACGTATCAGAGATTTGTTTGTAGTGGGATGTCTTACAGCTCTTCGTTATTCTGATTATTCAACTCTGACAAAGGATAATTTTCAGGATGGCTTCATAATAAAGCGCACAAAGAAAACTAATGTGACGGTCAGGGTTCCAATGCATGATTATGTTCGTGAGATTATAGCTAAATATGATGGGGATATTCCTAGTGGACTTTGTATACAGTATTTTAATAAATATTTAAAGGTAATAATGAAGGAGATAGGGCTAACAGATAAGATTACGTATTCCTATACTGTAGGGGGATTTTTAAAAACCGTAACAAAGGAAAAGTGGGAATTGATAAGCAGTCATACGGCAAGAAGGAGTGCAGCTACAAATTTATATATGACAGGGAGAATGAAAACATTGGAGATTATGAAACTTACTGGTCATCGTAGTGAGCAAAACTTTTTTCGGTATATCCGGCTCACTCAGGATGATACAGCAAGGTCGATCAGCGGAGATAATTTTTGGAAAAAATAAGTTTTAAAGATAGAAGAGTACAGTTTAGGTAAGCCGCCTTAATCTGCGAAGACGGAAACGGCGAATTTGGGTAATTGGTCTAATGGTAAGATGGACGATTATGTTTGTAGGATAAAGGTTCGAATCCTTTATTACCCACTATTAGTATAGAATAATCAAAATGGAACAGAAATGAGTGAAACAAAAATAATATTAGATGCCTGTTGTGGCAGTAGGATGTTTTGGTTTGACAAAGAAAACCCTTTGGCTTTGTTTGCTGACATTAGGGACGAAGAATACATTCTTTGTGATGGGCGAAATCTGAAAGTCCACCCAGACATCGTATCGGACTTTACCGATATGCCGTTTTTGGATAAATCCTTTAAACTGGTAGTGTTTGATCCACCCCATTTGCTAAAGGTTGGCAAAAATAGTTGGTTAGCCAAGAAGTATGGTAAACTTCCTGAAGATTGGCCAAGGGTGATAAAAAAGGGAATTGATGAATGCTTTCGTGTTCTGGATGACTACGGAGTTCTGATTTTCAAATGGAATGAGGATCAGATAACAGTTAGGGAAGTATTGAGTGCCATCAATCGGCAACCACTCTTCGGCCATACTACTGGAAGACATGGAAAGACTATGTGGATGTGTTTTATGAAACTGCCAATTAACTAATAATAATTTAGAAAGGAATGAATTATGAATAAAAGAACAATTCAAATAGATGTTATCGGTACGATAGAAGAAACTGAATTAATGAAATGTAAATTGTATGTTGATGGTCGTGTGTGTGTAATCGGAATGTCACGATATGACTATGAAGAGTTAATGCGAGAAAAAGTGTTTATCCGGGATGGTAAGAGCGTTGATTCTGCTGGTGTGATAAACACGACTAACACTTTCGTTGAAGATGATTAATATTAAATTAAAAAGGAATAAAATTATGAAAACATTAACTGTTGGAGAGCTTATAGAAAAGCTTAAAAAAATGCCTAAATCAGCCAATGTATTTATGCTCACAGATAGAACAGAATCAAACTGGGATGAAGAGAACGCTAAATTTATACGTGTTCACGGGATTGAATATGTAGAAAAAGAAACTGTATATCCTGATGATGGATTTACGGATAGTGTGGAACTTAATGTCTTACTTGAAATAGAGGAGGATGAAATATGACAAAAGAAGAGGTTCTTAAATTGGAGAGTGAAGATAATAGAATAATCAACTGCACAGGCAATAAAATTGAATTTGCCAACGGAGACGTTTATGCCATGAGTTCACCAGGTAGATTGTTTTACAAGGTGAAATGCTTTGTACTTTAATTCAAAACAAGATAGAAATGAATGATGGAGTTTATTTTGACCAAAATGGTAACGAGGTAATCGTAATCAATGGATTTGAATACTCACGAGAAGAATTTGATTCCCTTGTGGATATGTGTGGAGATTGCAATATGTAATAACAAGATATAAAAATGAACAAAGAAGAATTTCAGACAAAGAAAAATGATATTGATTCAAAAATAAGGGAATTGAAAAATCAGAAAATTCAGTTGGAAAAGGAATACATTGAATCCAACCAAGGATTTCCTGTTGGAAGCAAGGTCTGTATAACGGTCCTTGCTCATGAAAGATATATTTTTTGGAACAATAAAAGGATATTGGTTCCCGAAGCGAAGAAGTTAGCCTATATTGCAGATTATGAGATTGATGATAACGGAGAGGTTGTCCCCTCTTTAAGACAGTTGGATTACAATGGGGGCATGTCAGCAATACCTTTATTTGTCCCTTTAAAGAAGGCTATAATTGAATTAGTGTAAATCGCTACCGTAAACGAATTAATCGAACATTTTAAAACAAAGGATGAACAATGAAAGCAAGAATAAAAAGAAAAATTCAAAAAAGACCATTCCTATACAATGTAGGACAAGTTTTTAATGCCTGTGATTGGCTTACTAGTATTCAACGTGGAAATATAGTTTGGTATCGGTATCATTCATTCGGTACTATTATTAAACGTTATGTTTAAAGGAGGTGAATAATGAATAGCGTACAGACACAAACACTTTCCATTAAAGGAAATGGAGGTGGTGAAGCGTATATTGACTTTTGTGATGGAGAATTGTGTGTTTCTGTTGTTGTAGAAGGGAAACAGGAGGATTTTCACTTTGAACCTGTCACTCTAGGAATGTTTGCCCATGCTTACAAGCTGCATTGTGAAGAATGTGAAAAGAAGAAAGGAGAATAACAATGTAGAAAATAGTACACATGAATATTATAGTTAGTTATGTATTCACTTTTCTATGTGGGTGCATATTTACGATACTTGGAATTATTTATTTGGCAAGCAAAGGACCTAAATAATAAATTAATATGCTGAAACTAAATGATATAGAATTTTATAACACTCCTTCTGGAGGTGTTATGGTATCTGTTGAAGGGCAGGAGGCTTTTATTTTATTGCCTACCCACTATGACTTGATATCCATTTTGCATGATTATATTATGCAAAACTATCATGGAGCCTATCTGGCATTATCTTCCCTATATAAAGGGAGTGCTCAGAATCCTTCTTACTATCGTTATCGGATTGTAAGCCGTTTTGCCCGATGTAATTTTGGAGAATACGAAACCAATGTGGTTGATATAAGTAAACACACGTTCCATTTTGAGCAGGTTCATTGTCCATTACGTGGCGCTGGTGATTGTCAATTGGAAAATGTTGTCTGTCATCCTCAGTATACTTTGCCTTTGACAAAACAGCAGATTAATATCTTCCGTATGTATGCGGATGGACTTAATACCGAACAGATTGCCAAAAAACTTTCTCTTTCGACTAATACGATTGACCGTCACCGTTCTGATATACAATCTAAGCTTGATCTTCATTCCATTACAGAGATGATACTATTCTGGATTAACAATAATTTAAAATAACAATTATGTATTATTCAAATACTTTTGAAGCTGCAATGATTATATGTGGCTATCACCTTTATCGCCTTTTTTACACAGACCGTGCGCGTTATATACGTAAGGCTGAAGGATTTATTCGCATCCGTAGCAAACGTGTGATTGATGGTAAGGTCAAGCGTGTCAAACGTCAGATCCGTGTGCGTTGGGATGCTGCCGGTATCTGTTTTCGTGCCAGTGATAACCAGCGTCTTCCGCAGTATGATCTGCCTCTCAAGGCTGTTCAGAATAAAGGATACGATATAAAATCAGGTCAGTTATGTATGTAGATGTAGATCATTCAGGGCTTTTTTCCATAATGGAACTTACCCCTAACGAATTGTACGTTATCAGCGAGGCAATTGTGTGTTATTCTCGGATACAGGATATATCTGCTGATAGTCAGGAGATATCTCGTAGGATAGCAACAGCAATCAGCCGGGAATATGATACAGGCAAGACAACACGTCCTGTTGAAAAAAACAATAGTAAATGAATTTATCATCAAAGTATTATGATTTTATCCGATAAATCTCAAGGGGTGGACTTCTCTTCATTTCGTCTGCCGGATAATTATGGAGAATGGATACTTGATACCATCCATGACATGGGTTTAAAAGAATATACCGAATACGAAGGTAAGGTGTTTTCCGCACTTGACGGTTTACGTGAAGGAAGATGCTTTGATGTCACCCTAGTCCAGGAAGATATGCGTGAAATATTCATCAGGATATGTTGCTTGTATATCCATGATCATCCGCAGGTAGTTTTTAATGATACATATACCCGAATTTATAAACAGGAAAAATATGAACCAGGGAAGTTGGACCAACGCAGAAAAAAGATTTGTCCGCGATAACGCTGGAAAGCTGACTGTAGAGGAAATGGCCTGTCGTATAGGCCGTACTTCTAGCGCAGTCAAAATGTTTCTGATCAGAAACCGGATAGCGGTAGGAACTCAGATTAAGCGGAACATCTTACAGGAAATTTTGAAAATCAAGTTCGTGCACCCGGAGTACTTTAAGCCTACCCGTGCCTTTTATAAGGCGGTAGGTATGTCGCAAATACACTTTTGGGATTTATATTATGGCCGTGTACAAATTACAGAGCCGGAATATGTAGCAATAACCACGCACCTAGAAATTACCCTACAGGAAGCATTCGAGGCGCGGCAATTAAACCTCTTTGAAGGAGAAATAACAGATGAGCAAAATAAGTCAGAATAGCATAGATAAAGTCAAAGCAGCAGTTGATATCGTAGATGTGATATCCTCATTTGTCAGACTGGAGAAAAAAGGACCGGGGTATGTCGGAGTATGTCCGTTTCATAACGATCGTCATCCGTCCATGCGCGTTACTCCATCCCGTCAGATATACAAATGTTTTGTATGCGGAGCAGGAGGGGATGTGTTTGATTTCTTGATAAGACATGAAAATATGTCATTTACAGAAGCTGTATTATGGTGCGCCCGGCGTGCGGGTATACAGGTAGAAGAAACCGAAGTGACCAAAGAGGAGTTGGAAGTACGGAAACATCGTGAAACATTATATATAACAATGGATGCCGCCACCAATTTTTTTCAGTCCCAGCTTCCTTCGGCCGGAGCCTATTTGAAAGAGCGCGGCTACTCTTTGGATAATGGAATTTTGAAAACGTTCCGTATCGGATACGCGCCACAGGGTAACAAGGCTTATTCCCATCTCACTTCATCCGGATATATGACACAAAATCTTGTTGAGGTTAATGTAGTGGCTAAAGGGGATTATGATTATTACGATGTATTCCGTGACCGTATAGTTTTTCCATTTCTAGACATGCAGGGTAGACCGGTGGCATATAGTGGCCGCATAGTAACTCCCAACAAGAAAGTAGGGAAATATGTCAATACTACCGACACACCGCTATTTAATAAAGGGAAACACCTTTTCGGACTGTATCAGGCTTATCGTTTCATCAGCCAGGTGGGCTATGTGTATCTGGTGGAAGGGCAGTTCGATGTCATGAGCCTGTACGCAGCAGGTGTGAAAAACGTTGTTGCCGGTTCGGGAACGGCTCTGACAGATGATCAGGTGAAATTGATTTCCCGTTATAGCAACAAAGTCGTACTGGTATACGATGATGATGAAGCGGGTATCAAGGCATCCATGAAAAATTGTGAGACAATGCTTCGTGCAGGGCTTAACATTAATTGTGTACGTCTTCCTCAGGGTAAAGATCCGGACGATCTGGCCAGGGAGAAAAAAGAGCAGACTTTGGCATGGCTGAATAATAATACGGCCAGCTTTGTAACTTATTTCTGTAACATATTTCTTCCGGAGAAAATAGAGGACCCAGTAGAGAAAGAAGAAAGATTGGCATCTGTCTGTCGGTTAGTGGCATGTGTGGAATCAGAAACTCTCCGTCTGGATTATACCAGGAACCTGGCACGTCGGTTCTCACAAGAACCGGATGTAGTAGACCGTAAGATTCGTCAGATGCGTTCCAATATGCCGGAAACTCCAACAGTTGAGACACTAAAACCGGGTGTATATGGTCTTGATGTACTCCCGGCTTTAGTGACGGAGCGTACCAGCATTCATGTATCAGCATCTTTTGATGAATTCTTGGAAAATTATGAGACGGTGCCTCAGATATACTTTCATGAAAGTCTGTCTATGGAAGATATTCAGAAGGTACGCCGTGATTGCCAGTTACTGGATGTGTCCGCTGATGCTCTTGTAATTTCTGCTACAGGGGAGGAGAGTACCACTATGGCAGCTTTGGCCGACTGCTACAGAAACGGAGTCACCAACATTTCCGTACTTGTTCCGGGAAGCGATATCGCGTCTATCAACAAGAAAAAACAGTCAGACGATTATATTGAGGAGGAACAGCCGGATGAGGAATGGATATTCATCAATGCCTATGTCTTTAAGTATAACCAGTTCCTTAATCGCTATAAGCCGGTAGACCGTACACCTTACCTTCAGCGTTGTGCCGATTTGATAGCCTGCACAGAAGAATCCGTTCGTATTGTCAACTTCAGTAAGTTTACAACATGGATGGAGCTAACCAAGACTGATCTAAATACATTGCTGAAACCGTACTTGGCAAAGCGAAAATCAAGGGTTGCTATCAACGCACAGCGTGATGATCAGGAAGAAGGGTTCTATGATCCCGATATCATTCCTGATTATGTCGAATCGAATCCCGTATATCAAAAGATGCTGGATGATTACCAGTTCTATCCCCGTCTGAACCGTAACGGGGAACCTGTGGCTTATATCTTTACGAATAATAAGCAGGGAGGTACTTTGGTGGGAGATTTTTTTATGGAACCGCTAATTCATATTGTCAGTGACAAGGATGAGGACAATAAACGTATAGTGCGTATCAATCGCCGATATTATAAGAAACCTATTTATCTAGAAGCACCTTCCAAATGTTTTCTTAAAAAATCAACCATTGAGGAAAGACTGATCATGCTGGAAGCTGTCAACTTCAGTAATGGAGAAGAAAAGCATTGGACAAAGATCCGCGAATGGATGTCCCGTAATTTTGTGTCCTGTAAAGAAGTCCGTACTTATGGGAACCAGCAGCCCGACGGATTCAGCCGGGACCAGTCCACTATGTTCTTTGCGTTTGCCAATGGTATATACCATGAGCAGGACGGACAGTATCGTTTTGATCCTGTCAACGAACTGGGTGTGGCAACTCATAACAACGAAAACTGGTATCTGCCGGCTTTCTCCCAATTATATATGAATTCGGACATGAAAGAGAAATATGAAGTAATCAGTAACCTGCTTTATAAGGATATACCTGTTGAGAAACAGTGCACGTTCCAACGATGGGCGGATCTGATGAACCGGGTGTATCAGCTTAATGATAATGGGAAATGGGCTATCATGTTTGCTTTGATGTGCCCGTTCCGAAGTAATATCCATTGCATAGACCGTTTGTTTACAGCTCCATTTTTCATGGGGCCTATGTCTTCCGGAAAGACACAGATTGCAGTCAGCATCCGGTCGCTGTTCATGAATCCGAAAGTTCCATTGACCAATCTTCCTTCTACTACTTACGCAGGTCTGTCTTCCATGCTGGCCATGTTTCGTGACGTTCCTGTTGTTTTAGACGAGTATAACAACAAGGAAATAGAGGATAAGGTGTTTCAGTTTTTGAAAACCGCCGTATATGACGGTGATGGAAGACAGAAGCGGAAAGGAACTACGGGAAAGGAAATAGAGGTTGAGAAGATATATGCTCCCATTATTATTTGCGGCCAGGAAACACCGCAGCGGGATGATAACTCGTTGATGTCCCGTATCATTGTGTGCGAGGTGCCAAAACCTGCCAAGGAACGTACTCAGGAAGAGGTGAACTTGTTCAATGAATTGAAAGATATAGAGGAACGTGGTTTGTGCAATGTGCTGCTGGAGATACTGAAGCTTCGTCCGTTGGTAATGGACAATATCCGCAGACTTAAAACTGAATGTTACAAGGAGCTGAAATCGCAGATGCTGGCTCATGGTGAGATAGACCGTCTGATGAAAACAGCCTCTCTGTTTCTTGCCATGTGCCGTTTGGTGGAAGAATATACGGATCTGAAACTGCCTTTTACATACAAGGATTTTTTCAAAATAGCTTGCGACAAAATTCAGTTCCAGGTGGATCTGATTTCACGTACAGACAAGCTGGCTACATTCTTCAAGGCCATGGATGTTATGATAGATACCAAGGCATTGGTTCCGGGCCGTGACTTTGATTTCGATTATCCTCCTAAGCTTACTCTGATCGGACCGGGGAAATCATCTGTTTCTTATCCTGTGCCTGACGGAACGTGTGTCATGTATATCCGACTATCTGTGATTTATGCCCAGTATGACCGCAGTTCCTTTAACCGGGAACAGTCTAGTCAGTCTACCATTGAGCAGAATCTTCGTTCCAATGCCTGTTATATAGGTCCTATAGCAGCTCATCGTTTCAATTGGAAGGAAACGGAAGAAGTACCCCGTGGAGAGCTGGAGAATGAAGGCAAGGATATTCCGGAAGAATATATAGCCCAAGGCAGCGATACCATGATGGTGCGCCGTGTCAAATCTCTGAATAAGAATACAAGCTGTATCGCATTGAATTACGACATACTGGCTTCTATGTATGGTCTTGATTTGAAACGCAACGAAACACCAAGAGAAAAAAATATGCAGGATCCCGAAGTGGAACGCCTGCCATTTTAATAACCAATAAAAAATAAAATTATGACTACAAGTATTATTGCAAGAGTGAATGATGTGGATATTTTATTATTTAAGGGAGAAAAAGAACTGATCCCTATAAAACCTATTTGTATGGCATTAGGAATAGATTTCGCATCTCAATTTCAAAAAATAGTAATACACCCTATATTACGTAATGTAGTCTATAAAGAGTATATGGTAGGTGCTGATAATAAAAAACGTAAAATGATATGTATGCCTTTAGATCATATACTAATTTGGTTGTTATCTATTTGTTATAAAAATGTCAATAAAGATGCTATAAAACCATTATTAACGACACAGATGAATCTCTATTATATATTATACAAGAGAATACAAATGTCAAACAGTTTGAAGGTTAATATAGAAAGAGAAGCAGAATTATTAAAGGAGATTGAATTGTTATACAAAGAACGAAGAAAAGTGGATGCTCAAATTAAAGTACTGGAAGAAAATTTTATCAAAATGAACATGAAAACTGAAAATTATGAGTAAATATCAAATAACTATTGAAGGCAATCTCTATGAGAGTGCTTATTGATCTTAATATCACCTTTAAATTACGTTGCGAATCGCAACGTAATTTAGAAAGACGTCTAAATTAATATCTAATTGACAGTCTTATTTTTAGATTAAAAAACAAATGCCTATTTTTGCACAAAACATTTGTAGCAAACAAACTGTTTTTAGATATAAACATCATTAATCATGGGAAGCATAATAGAAAATAAGAAAGGTAAGGCTTCTGTAAATCGTCATCATCGGATAAAGTCCAAAGGTGACAGACTGGGATGGACGTTGAGAAGTGAAGTCAAACATCGCCCTTTGCGTGAGATTATCGGAGAGGGGAAAATAGTCAGTGATTCATGCTGCTTTATTTCAGCAACCACAAAAATGATTATGTAAATGTTAGATAAAATTCATCCATTCCGATTTATATTTATACAGAAAGCGTCTCCGAAAGAAAGGGACGCTTTTGATTTTTCATTGATATACAAGTTTTACACTGACAGAACAGAGTATTACCAGAGGCTAAAATATATAATAAGAGTGGAAGCCTATGAGGATGTCTTCGCAATCAAATTCTATGCTGCAAGGGACAGGAAACTGGATAATAAATACAATAGAATATTGAAAGCGCACGACTATAAAGGCGCATTAAGAGTATTTGTGACATGTGCATCAATAATTCCCTCCATCATAAAAGAATATCCACAAGCATCCTTTGCTGTAAATGGGGCAGAAAGTATGGATTTTGAGAGTGATAAAGTCGAAAAGAAGGCAAATAACCAAAGGTTTAGAATATATAGAACGATGGCATTAAATCTATTCGGTAGAGAAACATTTGAACACATTGAATATAGTAATGTAAGTTCTTATCTGCTTGTTAACAAGAATCATTGTGATTCTATAGAGGATAAGACACAAAGGATAAAAGATTTATTTTTATCGAAGTTTGATCTTGAATTATAATCTATAATTTGAAATTTTCCCAAAAACACTTGCATAGACTGATTTTAATATTTAGATTTGCAGTGCCAAATATCATCAATGTTAGTCATTGTCGCTGTGGCAGCGGTTAATTGCTCACAAATCGTTGGGCTTTTTTTATGCCTATATATAACCATTTTCGTGAGTTTACGAAAATGATAAAGATACTGTAGAAGTGCAACTTTTGTTTGCAAAAGTTACGGCTGTCTTTCCCGATTACTTTTCTGCTCCGGCAGTGACTGTGATGGTGTTTGGCGACACGGGAAATGGCAGCCGTTCTTTTTCTGCCTAAAACGCCAAATACCATCACAAATGATGAGAAACGAACTTGTACTATCCGCAAAGTCTGCGGAACATTCAGCCTTTACTCTATGGCTGAATTCTGAAAAAAAATCGTCTAAAGTTTGTGGATTAAAAAATAATCCCCATCTTTGCAGTGCACTACATTTGAGAAAGGCGAGAAGGCTCGCCAATAATTTTGCTGCGGGCATTTTTTGTGTCCATGGCTTATCATATAGTTCCGTCCCGTGTGGAGCGTTAATGCGCCCACTGCCTTTCTCAAGGTGTAGTGCAACGGGGAGCGGAACTTTTTCTTTTCCCTATATAAATATATTGTTTCATTTTAAAGCACTACAAAAATGAGAAACGAACTTGTACTATCCGCAAAGTCTGCGGAACATTCAGCCTTTACTGTATGGCTGAATTCTGAGAACGAACTGTTCTCAATGGTCATGGAATCTTCCATAAACAATCTTCAAATGTTATTGATGGGCCACGCCTGTCTTTCATTCTCCGCGCTGATATGTGCCTCATGTGTGTCCGTGGTTCCTGCATTGCTCTGCCTTCCATGGTTTGCCACTTCGTTGTATTTATGCAGGAAAGGAGGTCTGCGATGAAGACTGACATATTAAAACTGGCTGAAGAAACATCCGGTATGCCTGAAGATAATTTCTTTACCATCGAAGGTGTCAAACTCACCGATGAAGCGGTGGATCTCCTCTATGATTTGCAGGACGATGAGAACAGCAACATAGAAAGCCTTCTCAATGGTATATATGAAGTGGAGGAGATAGTTCTCAATCCTGAAGCTGGCGCTTCCTATGGTGAACGTCTGGTCATGATGCAGACTCTCCGAGATATCCGCCATTTGCTGGATCTGCTTAAAGTCCGTTCCGCACCCGGTCATTGATTGCATTCGCATGGCTTCAGACATGCGGCAGATCATTTATCTTAATACAATAGGGAATATGGTAAAAAATAATAATACCGTATTCCCTGTTCTTTTATAATAAAAATCCCCCGGACCCCCTTATTTTAAAGAAAACATAAACACACGCATTTTTGCACGTAGAATTTTGCAAAAAACACGACCAACAGACCAACAGACCAACATTTCAAAAATATAAAAATAGCCTTTAAAATGTAACTATCTCATTTATAATATAATATATATAATTTATAAAGTAATAATATATATATAATATGTGTTGGTCTGTTGGTCGTTGTTGGTCGTAGTTGTTTTTTGTTGGTCGGGCTGTTGGTCTTCCGTTTTTAGGCATTTGTCAATAATTCAGTAAAAATGAGGATAAACTATACCTTGTGTTGGTCGTGTTGGTCGCTGACCAACAATATAAATATATAAGGTATAGTTTGTTTGTTGGCTGAAAATCACTAACTTTGCTTTATACTAATAGCCAATTGTTGGTCTGTTGGTCTGTTGGTCGCAAAAATAAGAACTTTCAACTAAAAAAAATAAAAGTATGATCACTACCACAATTAACATCACTCCCTATTTGGCGGAATATTTGCGCGGAAAATATGCCTCAGGTTCAAATGACCCGATAAATATTCCCGACAATTCAGATCTGTATCATGTGATATGGAATTATATGTCCCGTCGTCCCAGTAATATGCCGCATACGGATGGCAATATTGTATTGGCCTTGCCTAACCGGCGCGAGGGAAAGAATCCCGAAGTGTACAACTATCTGTCCGCGCGTGCGGTGACGTATATAGAACTTGCCATCCGTCGTGAGTTCAACGAGGAGCTGCACGCCACCCTGTTGGATAATGACCAGCGCGGACACCTGTTTGACAACAATGCCGTTGTCTATCAGTTTCTGTGTACTTATGGCATCGAATCCGTATCTGAAGAAGCACTGTTGAAGAACTATTATCGGTGGCGTGAGAACTTACGTAAACGGAAAGCCCGGCGCGAAAGAAAGAAGGATATGATACAGGTTATCTAACATGGTTAAATAATATTAAATCAACAACCGACTAAGTGTATCGTTTTGTCCGTTTTGACGGTAAAACTGTCCGCTATATGGAGGTAAATGGCGAACTCGTTAATTATCAAAATGTTATGAATCAGCGAAATAAAGAATTCTCTATTGTCGTTACTTTTGTCCCCTTAGGTGGTATGAATCAGGAACAATATGTTTTTCTGGCCGAGGAGTTTTCATTTGAGCCCGTGGCTTCGGACAATGCTTCGGGAACTAGTTTCAATTGTGACAAGGAACTTGTCATATCACGTCCTGATAGCAGTATATTGAGGGAGTTTTCCATCTTCCGTTCCGGCATATTGTATTTTCGTGATACTTCCGGTAACAGCTATGGGGTTGGAGATGCTGACATTCCTGCCAGAGTGTGCCTGTCTCCCCAGCTTAATTCGGCACGGCTTACAATGAAGTGCACCATGCTGAAACCGCCCGTCTTATAGTCTTTTTTATATATATAAGGTATGGATATTTTTGTAAAAACAAAAAAATAGAATGACACAGTCACAGAAATATCTTCAGCAGCTTCTCTTATCCCGACAAGGATTGCTCATTACGGCAGAGGGTTACGCCTCTGTCGTAGCTGAAGCATTCCCTAATGTTCACGATTCCGATTCAGCGGAAAAGGGACATGCTGATATGCTGTATACCGAGGTGATTTCCGGTGCCTTGGATTTATGCTCCTCTCAGGTCCGTATGGCTTTTCCTGACAAGGATATCAGCATTGTTTCCGATTATGCTTCTGAAGAACTTCCCGATAACAGTATTGCTTACTATCCCGTGTTCGGTGTAATCACATCAAACAGTTGGTGGCGTTTTTCCAGCAAACAGTTTGAGAAGGATCTGCTGGCATCCGAATCCAATCCTGCGATCATTGCACATTTTGTTCATATAGACAGTCCGGGAGGCGAGGCATTTTACATGGACCGCCTCTCCGAGACTATGAGAGACTTGAGTAAGCCGGTGGTTGTTTTGGCCGAGCGCGTATGTGCGTCTGCCGGTTATCTCATCGCCTGTCATGGCACTAGAATTTTTGCCGCTACCGGTTATGACAAGATAGGATCTATCGGGACAATGGCCGAGGTCTGGGACTATTCCGAATATTTTAAAAAAATGGGTATAGAGGTGCATACGTATCATGCTTCCGCATCGGATCTTAAGACCAAGCTTATGGATGACGCGGCTTCCGGTAAGGGTGATGAGTATGTGGAACGTATGCTGAATCCTCTTAATGATATGTTCTTGTCCGAAGTTCGTTCCACCCGTCCGGCACTTAAGGATGCTCCTGATGATGAGCCTGCTCTTCGCGGGGATATTTACCTTACGGACGAAGCGATCGGAAAAGGTTTGATAGATGCAAGGGCCACTCTGACAGAAGCCATATTGGAAGCATCCCGTCTGGGGCGTGAGTATGCCGACATTCAGCGGGCCAAAAGCCAGTTATTAAGTATAATTTAATTAGTATCACAATGAAATTTAAAGAAAACGTACAGAAAATTCTTCAGAAGCTTGGTTTCGCTGGCTCCGAGGAATCCCTGAAGGCTCTTACGCCGGATGAATGGAAACAGTTTTTTGCCTCCTATCATGAGGAGTTCGGAACGGATTTTCATACCGATATGCAGGCCTACCAGGATGAACAGCGTGCCGTTCCCGACCAGGCACAGATCAATGAGGCGTTCAGCGTATTGTCAGGATTGATCAACCCGAAACAAAATGTGGAAGGCGCTGCCGCGCATGGAGTACAGGATACGAAAACAGAGCAGCCTACCGCACAGCAGGTACTTGATATGGCGAAAGCTGTATCCGCTACCTTTATGGCTATGGGTAATCATGCGGCTGATGATGTCCCTATGACTACGGTTGCCGGTTCGGTTGTAGGATTTACAGGTTCCGGAGACCGTGAGAAATTCCTTTTCGGAATTGAGCACGAATTCTTTTCAATGGATAAACCATGGAACCGGTTCACAGCCAATCCTACGTCAGACCAGCGTCTGGGAGATAAGAAGATAGCCGCGTCTTTCGGAGCTGAAGTGGAAGCCTATTCTTCTTCATTGGCTGAGCGTTACAGCTATTTGCAATCGCATAACCAGCTAAACCCGGAAAAATTGGCGGCGGGTGAGTTTGCCACCGATTATTCCCAGGTTACGGGAATGAAGGGCGGAGACCAGTATCTTATCCGTCGTCAGGATGCCATTATAGCCCGTGTGCTTTCCATCCGCCAGCTTACCCAGTATTTCCCTGTTCGTTACGGTATTCAGGACCGTGATGTCATTTTCAACGCTTTCTTTGGTGAAGTGTCACAAGCATACCAGGTAGGGGAGGTTTATAAAGGTGATATGGAGATTGAACCGGAGATGGGATATGTGGACGATGCCATGATCAAGATGAAGTTCGGTCCTATGAAGGAACTGGAACGCATGTATATAGGCTACCTTAACCGTGAAGGCTCGGATCCGATCAAATGGTCTATGATTGAATATGCCATTATGGGATCTCTTGAAAACGCGCAGCGTGAACAGAATATGCGCCGTATGAGAGGTTTGTATGTGAAGCCTGAGACGGGTGTAGCCGGTTCCTATCTTAATGCCGGTACCGGAGTGCTCTATACCCTTATCCGTCTGCACCACGAACATAAACTGTTGTTGACAGACAATGTTGCATACCGTACTTATGACGATGCCAACATGCTGGAAACCGTACAGGAATTCTACAAAGAAATTCTGGCCAAAGTATCTGAGGACATGAGCCTTGACCAGCATGTAATGTATCTGAACGAAAACCACAAGCAATGGTGGATTCAGAATGTCCGTGAAGCTTATGGCCAACAGCAGGACTTTACAGGACCGAACAGTTACCTTAATATCATACCGGACAGTTCTACCAATATGCGTATTATTTGGCTGCCTTATTTAGGTCAGCTTCCGTTCATGATGATGCAGGTTCCCGGTAATATCCAGTTCCTTGAAAATCTTCCTGGTGAAATGCTTGCCATGCAAACAGAAATGCAAATGGAGATGGTTCGTGGATGGTCTACCTGGAAAGAAGGATGTTCGCCCGCATTTGTCGGCCGTAATTTCTCTTCTGCCGATAAACTGAAGGAAAATGACTATTTGTGGCAGCAGATCTTCCTGAATAAACCTTCCGTAACCTTGGATGCGGATGCCACAACAGCTGACGCATCGAAAGGATTCTGGTTTATTTCTGGAACCAATACCGGTGAAAAGGAACTGACAGCGATCAACAAAGCCAAAAAAGGCGTGGCTTACATTGTAGAGTGTGGAAACAAAACCAATGTGACCGGAATTGACAAGGCGGGTTCTTTTGACAGTATTTCCGAAGCATGGACTCCGACAGCTGTAGGAGATTATATCATGGTCATGCTGAACAGTCAGAACAAATTCATTGAGTTGGAACGCTGCATTGGTGGCGTTCGCAAAGTCAATAAGACAGCGCAGCCCAATGTACCTGGAGCTAGATAATTTTTTTGGTTGGTTATTAAAAAGGTTTTTAAATCGGGGGCGGGTGTGGTAGCCCGCCCTTTTTATTAAACAGAAAATTTATGAGAACAAGAATTAATTCCCGCATATTTTTATTTCAACTGGCGGTGCTGGTTGTAGTGCTCTCCTTGAGCTTTGTTTTTGATTCCTCTGCCGATACTGCCGTCGGTTTGTCAATGGCTGTCACCGGAATGATGACTATTGGTGATATTGAGGATGTGTCCGACCGTCAGACCCATGGATCGAACATTGCATATCAGATTTATCTGATCAGTATTGACCAGGTGGATAATTCTCAGTTGTTTCCGGCTCCCAATGCCAACAGGGAGGTAGGGCAGGTTCCGATGAAGAATGGTGAGTATATGAAGTACTTTGTGTGCCATACCATCCCCACTTTTGTAGGCAATGGTGAGAAAGGGGATATTACCACTTCCGGAACCAATCAGTTTGTGGCGGTTATGGGTGGACAGCGGGATAAACTACTTTCTTTCACGGAAGAATATGCGGGTGGCAAGTTTATCATTCTCTTCAAAGAAATTGAAGAAAGCCAGTGGTATATCATCGGTTCTTATGACCGCCCGATGATTCTTCAAACGTTTGAAAACAAGCACGACGCAGACGGACGTTATGTGACGTTTACATTCCAGCGTACTTCAATCTCACAGTATTACAAATATACAGGTGCTATTGTACGCCAGCCGGCCAAATCCAATCCGGTGGATGCCACTAATCTTACCGTTACTCCGGGACAGGACTTGTATTCCATTCCTGATTGTACATCCTCACCTAAGGCTATTGCTACAGTTTCCGGTCTGGCGGCTAATGATAAGGGACGCTATATAACTCTGATAGGTGAGGGTGTGGAGCATCCGGCTACAGTTGCTGAAAATGAAGTGTTTATTCTTGAGGATGGAGCCACATGGACCGCCCGTGCTGGAAGCCGTATTACTTTCCGCGTAATTGATACTGACACTTTGGTTGAGATTGCCGGATCCCGTATTCAAACTGTTGTCTGATTTTTATAATTAATCCGGTGCGGATATATATGCTTGTTTTACACTGTATTATCATGCACCGGTTAAACTGATAAGTTATGTATTCATTCAAAGAAAAGAAGCTTCATTATAACCGTCTTCAGAACCAGTCCGCCGCTTTGGCCGATCTGAAGCTTTTACGGAGTATTAATCCTGATGCGCCTGTGTTGCCTGCATGGGAGCGATCACCTGAACGTTTTGCAAACAAGATTCTTTATCTTCTGCTTGATTATGCAACGGCAGAACAGATCAGAAAGAACCGGCGCAATCCTGTCAGCTCGGTAAAGGAGAAATTGGAAGAGACAGTACACGAGTTGCAGGAGAAATCGGCCGAATTGAAAGAAACGAAAGATACGGTTCAGGAATTGCAGGAAAGAGTAGAGGAATCGGAATTTCGTGCGGAAAAGGCGGAAACATCTTTGGACTTTGAGAAAAAAAAAGAGGTTTAAGGAAAGTACAGAAGCATGAAGAATATCCCGCTATTGACTGGGATAATCTTGATGATGAGAATGTACAGACTGCCACCCTTATCTATAATGACCGTGTTGTAAGCTGGAAACGGATGAAACAGATAGACGAACGTATGGATGCTGACAATATTACCAAGGATGATATATTTTCCCTTGTCCATCTTCGCATCCGTAATTTGCAGGCTTTCTCAGAACTTAGAGCCTATAATGATACCGGTTCTTTCCGTTTCCTTCATCCTCTTATAGCAGGGCGCAGTGAACGTGCCTTGCTGGCTTCCCTTCTTGAAAAGGATCCTCAGGAATTTCTCCGCAAACACCGCAATGTGCTTGACAGTATACGGCGTTATGAAGCGTATTTGAAAAATCCCGAACGTGAATCCCGACGGAAACAGGACAGGAATTTGTTACGCAAGTATCGTGATCGTGAAACATTGTTTAGAGACATACTCAATGAAAAAACTAAAAGTTGATTTTATGGCTGTTTCCCTGTTCCTTACCATGGTGGGGATGATAGCCGGTATTTCAGTATTAATATGCTGTTTGCTATGACTGGTAATAAGGATATTGTAATTGTCAGCGATGATTATCTGCCACGGGTACGTACCTATGCCATTATGGGGTATAGCCGTGAGCGCGTGTGCCGCCTGTTGGAGTTGCCGCGGAAAATGCAGATGGCATTGGCTGTCCGGCTGTCGTTGCCGGGAGATGTGTTCTATGAAACCTATGAGTCGGGACTGGCTCAAGGAGAGAAGAATATTGATATGGAACTGGCGAAGAAAGCGGAAAACGGGGATATTGATGCCATTGAGCTTCTTGAAGAGAGAAAGAATGAACGTTATTTTAAAGATTTGCGTAAAGAACTATTTGGAATATGACCGTACTTGAGCGTCTTGATAAGATACATCCCGATATGATTTCAGGATTTCTCACTACCGGAAAGTGTAATGGCATTCCGGAAGATGTGCAGAAATTTTTGAAACAAATACAATGGGCGGCAGAAATATATGAATATGAGCCGAATATAACCCGTGCTTCCAAGAAATTGCGTCTGCGCATTAATGCGGAGCAGAAGTTGGCTTTGGATGAACGTACCTGCAAGGAACGTATCTATCAAGCCATTAATTATTTTAATGTCGATAACAATGTCAGCGAGAAGGTATGGGAGAATCACTATGCGGACAAGCTGGAATCCATGGCGCAGTTATGTGCGGCCAAGGGGGATATGAAAACGATGGCTGCATGTATCGAAAGAGCCAGCGAGCATAGGATTCGTGCCGCCCAGATAGCAGAGGCTGCTACCAATCTTGGTATTACTTTCATTATTGATCCTAACCTTCGTCCGGAAGATATGGGATTGGAAAGCAAATCACTAAAAGAGATAGCGCGTAAGCATAACGAAGGGTTTTATATCCAACTTATCGACGGTCTTCCTATTGATAAGAGGGAAAAGAAACGCTTGTTGCGGGATGCCGATATTCAGGATGTAGAGGAAATATTAAATGAAGAGTAATCATGAGTCAGAACGATATATCCAATGATGAATTTTCAATGGAGATGGAACGTATCTACATGAATTCCATGCAGGTAATGGTCAATCTTCTTGACCCTAACAAAGTGGTGGTGGAAGCTGCACGTGCGTCAGGTAAGACGAGTGAGGTTACAGTAAACCGCATTGTCCGTGTGGCAGACAGTATGCCGGCCGAGTTGTCATTTTTAGCGCATCGTACCTATGTTGCGTTGCTTACCAATATATGGCCTAACATTCAGGCTGCTTTTTCCAGGCAGATTACGGTTAACGGTCGTCCCCGTTGTATGCTGGAATATGGCATTGACTATATTGCGGGAGAGTCGAAGATTCCAGAGCATTTCCGGAAGCCGCGTTATCCAATTTCTTATCCCAAGCATAGCATCCTGTTCCGGAACGGTCATCATATCCAGCTGGTAAGTTCTGACCAGCCGGACTCAGTGGCGGGTAGAAGTGGTGTTCATGCTTTTGTAGAAGAAATGAAACACAATGACGGAGAGAAACTCAAGACACGTTTGTTTCCTTCTCTTCGTGGATCTTCTGCGGAAATTCGTAAAAGCCCATATTACCAGGGATGGACCGGGGTTTCTGATACTGCCCGTGTGGATTTGAATGAGGACGACTGGTTTGAACGGTATGAAGATCAGAACAATCCTCAGCTTCTTTCCGAAATAGCCACAGTAGCTGTTCATGTGAATAAAGCGGTTTATAAAAGAATGGAACTTCTTACTGCCCAGAAGAATACCACCAACCCGGTCACGCTTGAAAAGATACGCCTGGAACTGAAGAAGTATGACAGACAGATATCCATGTGGACACCGCGTTTGGCTGATATGCGGCGCAACGCCACATTGTATATCCGGGCCAGTTCGTTTGTCAATAAGGACATATTGGGACCTAAGTTTTTTAAAACTCAGCTTGACACATTGGATATGGACGAATTTCTTACTGCTATATGTGCTGTCCGTCATAAGTCTGTGGTTAACAAGTTCTTTGCAAATTATGATAAAGAAAAGCATCAATTCTCTGACGGGTATATTTATGATTCTATCATGAAACTTGATCTGAAGGATCATTTTATCATCACTGCCCGTTATTTGAAATACTACGACAAGAGCGCTCCGCTGTATATAGGGTATGATCCCGGACATTTCTCAAGCCTGGTATGTGGGCAACCCAAGAAGTACGGGAAGGAATTCAGGCTGTTGAAAGAGTTCTTCTGTTTCTATCCGGATGAGCAGCCGGAACTTGCTAGACAGGTTTATGAGTTTTTCGGGCGTGACTGTCGGAACAAACGTATTGTTTTATATCCGGACAGGGCCGGTAACAAACGCAGGGAGGAACTGGAGCAGATAACGACTGACAGCCGAGCATTGAAGAGGGAACTGGAAAGCTACGGGTTCGAAGTGCAGCTCATGAACGAAGGACAGGCCACAATCTATCATTGGCAGCAGTTCAAGCTGATGTTGCTTTTGTTTGGTGACAGAAGCAATGCTTTGCCTCACGTTTTTATTGACGAAAATGAATGCCCTAACCTTTGTAGTGCTATACCTCTTTCACCACGTAAGAGCACCAACGGACGTATAGAGCTGGACAAGAGCAGCGAGGTTAAGATACCGCTTCACCGTCAGGCTGGACTGACAACACAGATTCCTTCTGCATTCATTTACCTGATGTACGGTCTGTATGGGGATGCTGTTCTTAACGAATTGACCAGCATTCCTGATGATATTCCGGATAATTTCAGCTTATAATTAAAATTCGGCTTAAATAATAAGTTCAATTGATTTAATATAAGTGTCTGTTTGACATTTAAATAAGTATTATGTGAATCATGGATAAACGATTGACTTTTTGAAAAATTTTTGAACTTTTTTCAAGAGACGATTGACCCCACGCCGCGCTGATAAAACCGATTGCACAGCACAGGGGGTAGATGGGTGGAAATATGATTCTTCCCTTGAGATTTCGTCTTTTCTACTGTATCGGAAAACGAATAAATTCGTAGCATGGAAGAAGTAATAGATCATAACGTTACGATGTCGGGTGCACAGGCCATGCAATGGGCTAGGGAGATATCCAAGCTGCCCGATGGATGCTTTACCATAGCATTCTATCCATGCAGTCTGCAACGTAATGAGGCATCCACTAAGATCATAGTAAAGGACGGTTGCAGATGGCGCACCCAATTGCCTCATGAACGTTTCAGTGTGGACAGTGATAACTTCTTCCTGTTTACCGACAAGGACGGAGAACCCCGTATGTGTTACACTATATTGATACGCTATATGGGATTCCCGCAAGATGGATTTAAACTACATAAAATAGATTGGTTATCATGAGTCAACAAAGTAATATAGAGATGCAGGGATGCCTTGGCGTGTACGTTAATGACAGCAGTGTGATATCTTTCCAGCTGGGAGAAGGGAGTATGCAGGATGCCTTGCAGCGTAACCGAACTGTATCTGTTAATCCGGTGGTATTGGAAGGACAGGTGAGATGGCTTACAGTCAAAGGGTATAACATCGCTTCTCGTGGCTGGAACAATCTGAAATGCCAGGAAGTAGCAAGTGATATCAAGCATAACAGACTGCTTCCAAGATTGATAACCAAACAGGTCAATATGCTGTATGGCTCCGGACCGGCTGTCTATAAGACAGAACTTGTCGATAATAAAGTCAAGAGAACTTGGATTATGGAACCCAGTATACAGAGATGGCTGGAAAGCTGGGAGCAGAATGGTATGGAGCAGGGATACCGGGCGTTTGCAAAACAGAACATCAAAAACTATTATTATTTTCGCGATTTCTTTGTAAAGTGGCGGTTTTCAGCAGGAAAAGGGATTGTTCCAGGCGTGCTGCCGGTTGCTGGTCTGGAAGCCATGGAGAATAAGGATTGCCTTTTGGCCACCACCCGGACGGATGTGGCTTATGATATGGTTTATTATAAGGATTTCACGGCTATAGCTGTTGGTAGGTTTATCAATGGAATCAGTACCAGTTTGCGTATTTATCCTAAATTGCGTATGCAGGATGTACCGAGATACAGGTTCGCTGCTGTTTCCCATCATCGTGAGAAGTCCATTGATAATTTCTATGGAGAGAATGAGACACACGAGGGCACACAGCCTTATATCAAGGGTTCCAATGAAAATGCTGTATATATTAACAGCTTTCTTCGTAATTCTCTAGCTGCTAAAATACATATCATCATTCCTAACGCATGGGTGAATTCGAAGAGAACCCAGATTACCAATCTTTGCAACGAAAACAAGGAACGTGCTTCGAAACAGGAGAAACTATTGCTGTACAATGGGCTGGAGATTGGAACTGAGTTCAAGGAGTCTACCTTGATCCGCTATATTAAACAGGAATTGGATAACATATCCGATTACTTGTCCGGAGCCGATAACCAAGGAAAGGCTTACGCGACTTTCAGCTTTCGGAACGGAAGCAGCGGGGAAGAGGAGCGATGGAAGATAGAAACCGTCGATTTAAAATATAAAGAATACATTGATGCGATTATCAGCTATGATAAACGTGCTGACGAAGTATTGCTGTCAAGTGTCGGGCTGGATTCTTCCATCTCATCAGTCAGCAAGGACGGTGTAATTAGCAAGAGCGGAAGTGACGCTTATTACAACTATTTGATTTATCTGCTCCAATTGGCACCGGAAGATGAGATTGTATGTGAACCGTTCAACCAGGCTATCCGTATAAACTTCCCTGAATTGTACGAACAAGGTTATCGGATAGGCTTTTACCGGGAAATCCCATCACGTCAGGAAGATGTATCACCGTCTAACCGTCTTAATAATCAGCAGCCATGAATGTTTTAGAAGAATTGTTTATAGATGTGGCTCAGTTCCACCTTTATTCCCCTTATGCGGAGAGTAACATGAATTTCAAGGATCTTGCATCAAGTGCCATGAGTGCCATTAAGCAGGTTCAATCCGTCATATCTCCTGATATCTACAAGAAGATAGCAGCAGGAGAGGATAACGATGAAAAGGATGCATTAAGAAGTGCCGTGGCTAATCTGACATTGGCAAAACAGCTTATATTCAATGTACTGTCACTTCGTAAATCGGATGTGGATATCTACAAGAACGAGCAGGAGCAGATGCGCAGGGCCTATCGTGATAATTACTATAATGCAATGGATACGTTACTTCAGCTACTTGATTCGGATGAGGAATGGAAGGAAACCAAGACTTATAAAGCTTTGGAAAACCTTAAGTTGAAGACGACTTATGAATTCGATGCATCTTATCCCATTGATAATTCATTCCTGTACTTTTTCAGGTGTGTTCCGATCCAGCAGGAGGCATTGGATGATTATGTATCAGGCTATTATGAACGTTTGCCGGAAAAGGACCAGACAAATCGTCGGAAATTGGACAGATGTCTGGCTAAAATAACAGTGGCATTGTCGTTACGAAGATTTGATATCCTTGAATTTCCGTCAACCATCCGTAATTTGTTTGAAGATTCAAAAGTTATGCGTTACGGTACCCAGGAGCAGGAGAGGATGTTAACTTTATCTGATGATCTGATGTCACAAGCCTTGGAAAGCCTTAAAAATATTGATTTGTCTTTATCCGGAAATACGGATGTTGATATAGTAACTGAAACATCTTTCAATCGTCCGGACGATAAAATTTATTTGATGCCATGAAAAAAGATATTGAATTTACCCTGAAAGGAAGCGTGTATTCTATTCCAAACAGTTGGGAAGGGTTGAACACTTATCAATTTAAAGAACTGGTTGCGGACCTGATTTCCATGTCCGCAGGTAAACTTTCTGCCGGTCTTGTGCGTGTGCGCCATATATGCAGGGTGATGGGCTGGGATATCAATAAGATAACCGATGCGGATGCCATGGGAAACATTGCTTGCCTGGCTGAGCAGGTCACCTTTCCTTTTCTGATCTGTTATCCGGATAATGATGCGGCACTGGCGGATCTTGACACCGATTCTTATGAGCTATGCAAGCGCGTCCCGCCGGAAAGACTGACGGGGATAACTATATCCCGCTATCTGTCACGGCTTGATTATAAGTTTGTGGTAGACTCCTGTTTTTGCAAACAATTTATAGGATCTGTCCATATTGACGGGCAGGATGAACCTTGTCTTGGTTATACCATTGATACAGGATTCTCTATGCTGACAACCTCATTGACGGCACAGCAGTTTATTGACGCGCGTGAGCTGGCGGATTGCCGGGATGATCAGCTTCCCCTGCTTGCTTCCATCCTGTATTCTTCACTACCTTATGAAAGTGACAGGGCGCATCAACGTGCCGTTCTTTTTTCAAAAGTGGATATTAAAACATTGCAGGCCATCCGTTTCAATTTCAAGGGATTCATCAATTATTTGTTCAGTAGGACAGAATACAAGATTCTTACTAAAATCATACCGGGAAAGGAATCTGTGATAAGCACAGGGGCACAGGATGCTCTGTACGGCTTGAGTGCTGACGGATATGGAAATTTGCGTGAGATATCCCAGATGAGCGTCTTGCAATATCTTGGAATCCTGAGAAAGAAGATGATTGAATCCGTGCGTAGCCTTCATGCCTCCAAAATGGATGTTGCTGAGATCGCTAATACCACCCGGTTACCAATTGATGTTATAAATGATATACTATGATTCTTGAGTATTTAAAATATTTTTCCCGGTTTCCTGCCCGTGACGGGGTTCTGGATATGTTTATTAACGGAAGTTCCGAACTTTATGAGTATGAGGAACTGAAAGGGTATATAGCCGGTATGTCCGAGCCTTTGGTTCCTGATATTTCCAATTTTGTTTTTGGGCAACGTTTTGAGGATGTTAAAAAACGGGTGGATGCCCTGATAGGAACTTATCTGTTCTGTGATTTTGGAGAGATACAAAGCTCTCAGGACAATATAGGTTCCATAGAGGATACGCATAAGCGTGCGGTGACGGTTGCGGTCAAATTAGGGAATAAATCTGATATGGTAGAAGTTGCCATTCAGAGTGACCGAACGTTGAAACTATTGAACCAGGTACGTGCTTATATGATGTATGATTCCCGTTATATGTCATGGCTCAAGCCTATATCGGATAATCAGACGATTGTGCCTTTTGTGTCGCCTGAACTGTCATCAATAGGCTGGAGCATGAGCTTTGTCGCATCGGCTCCCGACTGGATGCATGTAAAAGAAATAATGAAACACATAACTTAAAACAGATATGAATACAAGTTCTAAAATCACATTTTCGGTATTCATTACCGAATTTTATAGTCTGATGTGGGATATGAGATGGTTGATGCTGCTGGCTTTGATTCTTATTTCTACAGATCTATGGTGGGGCATCAGCAAGTCCAAACGAAGGATGGAGGAAGTGCGTATAAGCCGGGCTATCCGGAGGACTCTTATAAAAATGGGGGATTACGTATGTATAATTCTATTGGGGGCGGTTTTAGGAAAAGCGATTGGTGAACCTTTGGGCATTCCTTATTCCACTATTTCCGTATGCTGTATGCTGATAGCCTGTTACTGTGAACTTGAAAGTGTGATCAGTAATTACTGCGAATGTAAAGGTCTGCATTACCATATAAGTCTTTGGAGCGTCTTTAAGGGACTGGTCGGATTGAAAAGTAAAGAATTGAAGAATGTTATTAATGAAATAGAAAATGAAAGCAAACATGAAAATCTTAATTGACAATGGCCATGGAGCCAACACACAAGGCAAGCGTTCTCCGGACGGTCGTTTGATTGAAGCGTTATATACCCGTGAAATTGCCATCCGTGTGGAGCATGAATTGTGTAAGAGGGGGTATGAGACACTTCGGATTGTGCGTGAGGAAGTTGATGTGCCGCTATCGGAAAGATGCCGCCGAGTGAATGATATTTGTTCCGAATTTGGGAAGAGTAATGTTCTTCTGGTATCCATCCATTGCAACGCCGCCGGAAATGGGGCACAATGGATGCAGGCTCGTGGATGGGAGGCATGGACCAGTATAGGGCAGACAAAAGCGGACAGGCTTGCTGATTGTCTGTATGCTTCGGCTGACAGATTTCTTCCTGGAATGAAGATTAGAAAAGATCTGGCTGATGATGATCCGGACAAGGAGAGCGGATTCTATGTTTTAAAACATACGGAATGTCCGGCTGTATTGACGGAAAACTTATTTCAAGACAATATGGAAGATGTGGCTTTCCTTTTGTCTGAAGAAGGGAAACAGGCTATAACATCCCTTCATGTCGAAGGAATAATTAAATTCATTGAACTATGAAGCTTATACCTTGGATCTTGATAGTCTTGTTAAGTATCATGCTGATGCTTTCATGGTGTTCCTGCCCGGCTGATAATTCTGGGAAGCTTGCGCCGGATACATTATGGACGTTGGTTATTGACACCATAAGGGATACCATCATACCTCCGCCTGAGGTAGAACATCATGTAAGAGTGGATACCGTTTTGTTGCCCGTATCCATGGAATATCCTGATGTGGACATAGACTCTACGTTGCCTGACTCCATGCCGGTGATAATCCCGATAATGGAACGGGAATACCGGACGGATGATTATCGCATTTTGATTAATGGTTATAATCCGGAGCTTAAGTCAGTTGAATTGTATCGCCCTACAATGTTGGGAACTATTAAACAGAGAAATAAACGGTGGGGGATTGGTCTTTCTGCCGGATATGGTATCGGAAGTGGCGGCTTTTCTCCTGTGTTGGCTGTTACTATCAATTACAATCTGTTGCAGTGGTAACAAAAATCCCCGGCTTGCGGTCTTGCTCTTATTCTATTGACAGTCGAATTTGAAAACCTTTGGATGTGCCGGGGATAGATAAACAACAATGTTTTTTATAAATTGTTTCTAAATTTTACATTATTATGAGCAAGACCGCACGTTTTAATGAAATCCTTGAATCTGTAGCTTCTTTTACGGAAATACATCAGGAATTTATTCTTTCAGATAGCCGGGTAACTGAAGTTGTTGATGCCCGCTGCATTCTTATAAAGCTGTTGTCGGAGGAGGGTTTTTATCCTTCCCAGATAGGTAAGTATATGGACCGCACGGAAGCAAGCATCCGATATCTTCTATCATCCTACTCTTCACGCATATCCGCCAGCTTGTGGATGGAGAAGGATGTGGAGGTAATTCGAAAACATCTATTAAATAAGTCGCAAATAACTTGTAAGTAAGTCGCAAATAACTGTACTTCAATTGTATATACTAGTCTATACCTTTGTGGTGTCAGGATATTCCTGGCAAGGTAATAATTAAAAACATAATATTATGAGAATTAAAGGAATGGACGGTCAGGAACATAATGTTACTGGTCAGGGACAAGGAAACTTGAACACAGTCCTTGGTGCCATTGGTACGGCTGGCGTACTTGGTGGTAATCGTTGTGGCGGTGGTTTATTTGGCGGCTTGTTTGGTGGCGGATGCAATGATAATTGTGATACTGTCAGCCAGCGTGAATTGGCTTATGCTGTCAGTCTTGCAGCATGTCAGGGACGTGAATATGCTCTTGAAACCGCACGTCAGGAAGCTGCGGCTATTTTTGCAGAAAGCCGTCGTACTGATGATAAGATTGCAGGTGTGGTTAAGGAAACCAATCAAGGGCTTGTTGCAGTTGGGAATGGTGTTAGCCGTTTGGATGCAAAGGTTCAATGCCTTGAAGAAAAACTTGGATGGGTACGTGAGGAAAGTAACCGTAATTTGCGTGAGAGCAAAGAATACACTGATTGTCGTGTTACAGCGGAAGCTCAATTGCGTAAGGCTGGCGATGATAACATTGTTGCATGGACGCAGGGAGAGCTTAACAAGAAGATTGATGGAACATTGAAACTTGACGGAGGCCAGATTTCCTACGGAAGTTGTAAACCGGTTTTGCAGAACTGCCCTTGTGGAAGTGAGCAGAATCCGTTTAATGTGAATGTTGTCATTGAACAAGCTGTAGCTGCCGCTATCAAAGCTGTATCGGGTAAGTAATGTATTCCGGATGAGATGGGGAATATTCCCCATCTCTTTTATTCTTTTTCATACGTAAATATTAAGCGTCCTACACACAAAGTAGGACAGGTTTATACTA